CATGAATTTTTTGCTTCCATCTGATTAATTGCCTTGCGCTTTGATACAATTTAATCACATTATCATTAAGTATGCCCTTCTCAACGTAAGTTAATACATAGTCCATCAATACATATACATCTACGGCAGTGTTCCATAATTGTCTGTTCTTTTGACCAACCTCATGCTTTACAGCGCTTCCGGTGATAAGCATAGGTTTTTCATATGCATCTAGATCTATATCAGGCATTAAGTTCATGAACTGTTTTTTGTTAAGCTTGATATATGTAGTAACATCTTCAGTTTTGGTGAAATCATGTAATTTGATTTTTGCCCCACGTGCAGATCCGCTTGCGCCAAAAATGCTTAATTTATCAAGATGTTCATTGATGCTTGGGATATCATTGATCATAATAGCATCTATTTTCGCATTTATATGGATACGCATCATGTTTTTCATACTGGAATAACCTTCTTTGTCAATCATAATGCTCATTACAGGAAGAATGCGATTATACACATTTTTTAATTCGTCTATAGTATCATCATTTGCTCTAGATAGCAAACAATGCGCATATAAAAACTTAGTATATTTATCATTACTGATATCATTAAAATTAAAATCAACCGAAAAGTATCTCATTATGTCATGCAATCTTTTGAGTTCATCTAATATGTTCAAATTGTTTTGAATAACATTGCCGATAAAGCGGAAGAGATTGATCAAATATTCATCATCATCAAACATCAATATAAGCAAATGAAAATTGATTCCGGCAGTAACGTTATATTGTTTAATCACATGTGAAATCACGTTGATTACAGTGTGTGCGATTTTGAGCTTCCTTAATCTCATCATAAACACATCAAAAATATCTTTCTCAAAAAGTGTTTTAATATTGACTTGCATTAGCAATTCTGATCGGCCCAAAGGTGTATTAAGCATTAATTGTTTGTACATTCTAATATCAGATTTGACATAATCGCATTTAATTTTGATGTCATTAGAATCATACAGATTGTATTTTCTTACAATATCTTTATATCTAATTGGGTCGACTAGTAAGCCAGGAATAGCGGATATCAACAAATCGTGTATTTCTTCATTTGCATGATCAATTGTATCGTTCGCATCAAAGAAACTCATCAATATATTTGTACATATTTCTATCAAATCATTAAGTTCTGCTTTCTCTTTTGGGAAAAATAAAGACATAAGTTTCTGTCCGAGCAACTTAATTATGGCTTTATTTGTTAGAGGCAGAGAACCACGATCATACATTAAGAAAGCATTCTTAACGTGATAAGAAATGTATGATCTTACGCTTTTAAAGAGGACGAACAGAACTTAAACTTGTTTCCATTGCCCTTAGCCTGTGCTTTATCAATGGGAGTACCTACTAGATGACCGTCGGTTTTGTTCAGATTAACGTTCATCATTCTGCTTAATTGCGGAGCCTCAGCGGTTAACACATGCTTTTCACCCACACTATCTAACATTGCAGCATTTGGCTCGGCAGCATCAAACACAATCTCAGTTTCAGCCATCGCTTCTTTATTCGCCGCATTAGTTGGTGGATCTTGTGTTTTCCCATTGTTAAAATATTGTTGAACTTCCTCAATAACAGGTTCAATCGTGTTATTTGTGCTTCGATTCACTTCTTCATCATGATCAGTATCATTAAATTGCGCCAATTTATTCGCATTAATTAATTCATTCAGCAATTTTTCTTCTTGCTTTAATTTTTGTCGTTTATCATCCATGACATTGTTTTTAAATATATTTTTATCGTTTCTATGATCATTAGTGTTCGTCTTTTTGATTTTAATGCCACCATTTTCAGCAACAGAAATCTTTGCTCTTTTAATGTCTCTTTTCATATTATTGAGTGCTTCCGTATTCATATATGATCGAACCTTATTCTTTTGATAATCGATAACATAACGTGGCGCATCGGTGGTAGTTGCTCCAACATTACGATGCACGACGTTGTTGTTCTTTTGCATTACTGCAGCATTCCTGACCTCTCGTGCATTTGAAGGTGCATTTTTGAAATCGCGTTTATTGCTGTGTTCCATATTCAGTTGCTTGTTTTCCGATCTACTGGGTTCATTCGGCGCAACATCATTAGCATAAGCTGCATCCCCCATGACTGCATCATTTGAAATAGTCTCCCTTATCATACGATTGCCACTTAAAACGGGTGCATCTGTCACGGAGATCAGATCATATGTTTGCTCTTGTGTTTCAGTGTTAATATAATCAATTAGAGCATATATTACATCATCAGTTTCACGATTGACAATATTACCTGGTCGAACCCTGATATACACCGATGAACCTTTGTTTTGTTGGGCAATACTTTGAATTAACGAATTACCAGCGTCATAGTGAACTCCGAATGCCCGAGTGAATCTCGCAGTATGGTTATAACCATTAAATTGGCCAGGAATTAGGAATGGTGATAATATTCCGGGCAATCTGCGGACCACAATGTTAGTGGTGTTAGTGGGTAGTTCATAC